TGGAGGTGCAGGAGGTGGATTCTCTGCTTGAAACTTCTTGAGTATCTCTGCTTGTACAGCAGCTTGACTCATAGAGTTAGCTACCTTATCAGGATCAAGATCCATACTCTTAGCAATCTCTCTAACAATATAATCCATTCTAGCAAAAGGTGCAAGAGCAGGATTAGATACTGTCTGCATAAACTGCATAAGTCTTTGACTTCTAACTTCATTAGCCATTAAACTTTCTGTGCCTTGAGCTTTTACTTCTAGATCTCCTTTGATACTAGGATCATAATCAAATTGCATATTAAAATTAAAAAATGCTTTACCTAATGGTCCTAGTAAATAGTCATCTACATTCTTAATAACATTTCTAATAGATCCATTTGCTGCATTCATTAACATAGAGATACCAGAAGCAGTTCTACCTACACCTTGTATACCTGTTTGTCCATGTGCAAAAGAGGGAAAACCAGTAGACTCATCTGAAAGTTGTCTAGCTTTATCAAACATCTGCATATTTTCTTGTGACACGTTAGGAAACTTTGTACCAAAGATACCTTGACCGGGCGCACCACCTTGTCTTCTAAATACTTTTCCGGGATATACACTAAGATCTTGACCCGGAACTAGATTAGTTTCATCTACTTCTATTAATAAGTTTCCTGATAATGCTGCATTATCTACAGACATTCTCATAAAACCATTCATTAATGTTTGTGTATCATCCATATTTTCTGCAATACCTACACCAAAAATATTATATGGATTCATTTCATAAGGGGTAGCATAGTAAGGTAGATAAGCAGGAGTAAATGGATTCATTACTAAACGTAATACACAACCACCACAGACCCATGCATTAACACTTACTTGCTCTACTTTCTTTAATTCTTTTGGTATATCTACATCATATTGTTCTATGATTTCTCTATCTACAAAACCCCAAAACTCTAGAACTTCAAATCTTTGAGTATAATCTTCTTCATTATCCTCATTCATTGCATGTTCCCACCACTCTTTATCGTAGTTCTCTCCTAGCTCTAGACATTTATCAATAGCATTAGATCTAAAAAATGGTCTACGTTTTAATGCACGTAGTTGTGAACGAGACATCTTATGTCTTTCTATAACGTATTCTGCCTCATCCATATTGTTTGCATCAGGATCAGGATAGAAGTTCCAAATAGAAACATGAGAAGTTTGTGGTACAGTTTTAAATACTGGATCATACTCACCCTCTTCAGTCCAGTTTGGATATTCTTTATCTACTGCAAAAGGTCCTTTCATAATACCAGTACCAAATAAAGCAGATTCAAAAGCAGCAGATCTTAATTGTTTCTTAGCATTAGATTCTTCTAATTGATCGTGTATCTTTTTTTCCATCTTTTTAGCTGCAACCATTGCAGGATGAAACTGTATGGAAGAGGGACTCTTACCCGGTTTAAATTGTATATCTTCCTCAACTGGACTCAGATCGTCTTTAAGAGGCCCTACACGCTCATTAAATTCTGGTAGTGTCTCCCCCGGTCTAAGTTGATTCTCGTCTGTAGCCCCTGTTTCTGTGTCTCCTAGAGCCTCTTTGAGTTGTGGGTTAGTTTCAAAGCTTACAGTATCTTCTACTCCCTCAGGTAAAGAGGTAGGACTAATACCCAACGGAAATCTATTACCACCAAATAAAACTTCTACAAGTTGTCCATAAGCTGCTAAGACTTTTGTTTTAGTAACTTTAACAAATACCTTAGATTTTTCAGTAGAAGTAAATTGTACGTCAGGTCCATAGATACCTCTATAGTTTCTATAAGCTTGTATCCATCTTTCTTCATCACTTCTTCTGGCTGTTTCTGCTTTAGAATACTTTTCTTTAACAAACCTTTCTATCTGACCTGCAGGTTCATCATTGTAATCTACTTCAACATCTTCTATTGCTGCAGATTCTTCAGCATCCATTGCTATTTGTTCAATATCTTCTACCATATTTTATCCTCAGTATCCAAATTTTGCATCTGACATTTGAAACCCTGTTCTTTGTGTATCAGGATTATAGTCAAATAAGTTACTTCTTGGTCTTGTCATTATTCCATATCTTAGAGCATCATATAAGTGGTCTTCTGAATTAGTATCTACATCTTCAGAATTATTCTTATCAAGTGGAATTACCGGTAGTTGCGAGATAATATTTGTGCAGTTATTAAAAAAGACCAGTCTAGGTTCTTCTGTGAATTCATCAATTTGTAATCTTCTGTGAATCTCGTTCTTTCCTGCAATTCTACTCCCTTTACTTCTATCAGATGGTCTCCAACGACAACCTTTAATTATCATCTGCTCTGCTAAAGATGGACCTGTATCACCACGTTTATGCCACAAAGAACTATCTAATACACCATAACGTATAGTTCCATCATCTTGTTCTGCTTCTAATACCATATCAGCTAAATCACTAGCTAATACTTTAGAAACATACAACTCTCTATATACTACTAGTTGTTCATCAGGAGCGACTGCAAACCATAAAACCCCTGTATAACTTCCGTAGCCATAGTCACAGGCTCTGAACTTAGTCCAACTATTAGGTATATTGTAAGGCTCAATAACATGAGTGGCTCGGTCCCATTCAGGAAAAGCTGATCCCTCAGATACATCCCAATTTCCTTCTAATAGTTGCTTCCTTTGATTTTCTGGAAGTGAAAGTAAGTTAGCCTCGTAGACTCCATCTCCTGCTAAATAAGGATTGTCAAATAATGTAGCAGGTATAAATCTTCTTTTAAATAATGGTTCTCCCTCTTTACTGTGTCCTTTAGGCCACGTAAGAGGTTTACCTGTTTCTAGGTTTGTTGCCCAAAAAGATTTACCATAAGGTGCAGGATCTACAAACATTCTCTTTACCCAAGTATGACCCGGACCTCCGGGGTTTGTAGTAGCCCTCATGTAAATAGGTAAACTAGGATCACTAGTACGAAGACGACTGCGTAAGTAGTCCCAAGCATACGGAGTAGACCATTGTGTAAGTTCATCAAATCCTATCCAACTAAAAGCTTGTCCTTGATATCTTGTTACATCATCATCTCTATCAAGATAAGATAACCAAAGTGTTGCACCAGAGGGTGCTACCCAAGTCTTATCTCTTTCTAAAAACTTCATATCAGGAATTGCTTTTGGATACAATTGTTTTGATACTGATATAAGTTCTCTTAGTTCTTCTGTTGTACGTCTTACTAATAATCCTCTAAAGTTTGAATTGTTAAAGTAACGTACAGGATCTGCAAGCATTGCATAAGACTTACCACCACCAGCTGATCCTCCATATAATACTTCACGTTCTCCTGCAGATAAAAAGTCTGTTTGTGGACCTTTGTTAGGTTCAAATATAACTTCTTTAGTTTTTTCTTCAGGTTCACTGTAAGTTAAAGTTTGGACTTTGGGTTCTTCCAAATCTTTCTTGGGAGAGTTTTTCTGCTTTTTGTAACGCTTCTTTGTACCTTTTAGCGTAGTAGCTTTGAGTTGAAGCATTTGACTTACGTTTTTGTTCAAGCTTAATCCTTTTCATTAAACCTACGTGAGATATAGTTCTACCTGATTCTTTACTTAACCAATTAGCTACTTCTCTGTAACTATATTGTTTAATATATTTCTTTGCTTTTTCTAATAATTCTAGTTCTTCTTTAATAGGTAGTAATATATCTTTATCATTCTCATCTTGTTTATAACCAAAAGGTATTACTCTACCTATCCTTACTACAGGATACCAATCTAATCCATCATCAGTTTTTTCAGGAGCAGGTAACTGCCAAGTTTTATTGATCTTCATTCTTAGCCGGTAAAATAAATAGAGGACTTGTAGAAGAAACTTCTACTTTATCAGTTTTTACAAATCCACCTCTATCAAGAACATCTTTTGCAGCAACAAGTTTTTCTCTAGTGCCAAGATCTGTTGGATGATCTATTGCTTCAGATAAAGAGAAAGCAGCTTTAGTAGCTGTAGTAGCTAAAAACTTTTTAGTTAAGTCTGCTATCTCTTCCTGCAATGCATTAGTAACAGTAGAAGTAGCTAGATCGTGACTGTAGCCTGCTAGTTTTTTAGCTGTAACAGGATTACCTCTAGCTTCTTCAAATAATACATCAAGAAATTTCTGTTGTTTTTCTGTCAGTTTTTTAGCCATTATGTATCTACCTCATCTTTTGGTTTTTCTGTTCCGGGTATTACCTGACAAAAAGGTTTTGCTTGAAATACAGTAGGAAATTCAATAGCTTTATTAGCTTTTTCTATTGCACTTTCAAAACATTTTTCTTTACTTACGTGTAAATCATTACCTGTTATTACCATGCAAGATTGTGCATACAAACTTCCACACAGTATCATTATTGACATCCACATTATGCTAATTCAAAGTGAGGTCCATCAATAAATGGTCTCCTACCTTGACTCCTTCTAAGATCTACATACGCATTCATAGCATCTTGCATTGTGCCATCCCATGTACGTATATCATCTATATGCCAAGCTGCACCCCAACGAATGCCCACGTTCTCAAGCTTTGCAGCTTCCTTCATGGCATCATACAGATTCAACTCCCATGAAGCCCTCCCTCCTACGTATGCCATTAGGTCCACTGCGAGACCTTCAAGATGTTTACTTTTTAAGGTTTGTGAAGCTCCTTTATCTACAAGAGCTTGTTGTTCTTCTGGAGTTCTCATACCACAAATTACACCAAAGTCAATCTTGGTCAATTCTATAGCCTTTTTGACGCATCTCTGCAATGAGTCGTCTACGCCTTCTAATCTGTTTAAACTTTTTGTACTGAGTGTAAAGCTCATGTCTTTCCTCTCTTTTTCTAGTGTGGGCATTTCTATATTTTATTCTTGTTATAGGAAACTTTTTGTCTCCTAAATAATTTACTCTATATGGTAAATACTTTATTTTAATTTCTTTTTACCATAGAACTTACTGATACCTTTCATACCAATACTGGCACTAACGATACCTCCAAGACTTAGCTGATACCATTGAGGCATAGCTTCAAGTGCAGCAAAGCCTTGTGCTACTGTTTCTCTACCCCAGTCACCAGTAAAGGCTAGTATTAATGGGATTGAGAATAGTAATAAAATCCACTCATCTTTCCATGAACCT